GGTGATCGCGAAATTGCAGATACGCTCAACATCTCAGTGAAGCAGCTCAAGGACGTGCGCAGTCATCCAGCATATGCCGAGTGCTTCGAAGCGATCACCTCCGAGTTCATCAGCATCAATAGCGATCTAATCAACGCACGTATCGCGGCCTACAGTCATGACGCACTGACGGAGATAGCGAACATTGCGTTGAATGGGAAGGAGGAGAAGAACCGGCTGCGTGGTAGTACGTACTTGATGAATGCTGGTGGATACGGTGACAAGACGAACATGGGTAACTCTGCGGCGAAGAACGATCTCCGCATTGTGATTATCGCTAAGGATCAAGACGTGAGGATCGAAGGCTTGTAAAATGTACAAGCGGAAGAAAAAGCCGCGTGTCAAAGCCCGCGTTGTGAAGCGCAAAGTTAAACGTGTAGCCAAACGGAGAGCACCAATGGCGAAGAAGAAGTCTTCTTGGGACAAGACTGAGAATGAGGACCAGTCGGATGAGTTCGAGACTGAAGAAGGCAGCGAGCAGACCACCGACCAACACAATGAAGGAGAAGCCGATCAAGCAGGGTCGCAAACCTCCGAGGTTCCGGTACAGACCGAGACTGCCGCTTCCGAAGGAGGAGTCTACAAACTCGATTCCGTCGAAGTTGCCATCAAGGGTACAGTTTATAAACGAGGCGATAAGGTCACCCTGACACCTGAGGAACTCGAGCAAGTTCAGGCGTCAGGTGTTCGTATTCTTCCTGCTGAGTAGTCTTACCACGCCTACTCGGTTGGAGAATGGGTGTAGGGGGTATCGTCCACCGTCGCCCCCTGCATTCCTAGAGGGAGGAAGCCATGGCTATCGTTGCCGATCTGAGCACGGGTTCTACAGATCAGAAGTTCAATTCACATACGAGAACTGCGGCAAATTTGACTGCGATTCTTGCGTTGACGCCTCTTTTTCCTGGCGAAGTTGTCCTCGCGCTAGATACTGGCATCAGATACCGAGGGCTCGAGTTAGTTTTAGGACGTTGGGGCCAGATTTTCGTCGAAATGTAGTGTGATTCACACTTAAAATAGGCGAAACGCATGGCCACGGTGCGGGATTTAAGCGGAAACAGCCCAACAGACGTAAAATATACGTCGTTTAACCGCACCGCAGCGGATTTGACTGCTATTTTGGCCCTAACTCCTCTGTACACCGGCGAAATTGTGATGGCGCTCAATACTGGGCGCATTTACCGTGCGTTAGGCGGTACGACTTGGGGATTGTTGGGGCCAGTAACATCGGTAATTGCAGGAACGATTCCTCAACCGAATGTTACAATCAATCAGGCGGCAGGACAAGCCGATCCGGCAGGCTTCAGCCCAATTTTGTTCACTGCTGTGTTTAGTCAGGCTGTTACAGGGTTTGGCTCTGGCGGGGTCACGCTCACAGGAACGGCTGGTGGAACTTTAGCTAAGGCTGTGAGTGGTGGACCGAGCGTTTATACTATCACTGTGACGGGAATGACAACGGCTGGAACGGTAATTGCTAGTGTACCGGCAGGTGTAGCGACTGGCGTTGGGGGATTGAACACGGCAGGGACGAGTACAGACAATACGGTCACTTGGAACCCTGACGTCACACGGCCGAGCGTCACAATTGATAAGGCAGCGGGTCAGGCCGATCCAACAAGTGTATCTCCGATCTTGTTCACTATCGTATTCAATGAGCCTGTTACAGGATTTATCGCTTCGGATGTCACAGTAACGTTCAGTGGAACTGGGACGCCAGTCTTTAACCTAACAGGCACTGGTCCGACGTATACGCTTGACGTCTCTGGTATGACGGGTGACGGAAATGTCACAGCAAGTATTGCAGCTAACGTTTGTCAAGATCTGTCGGGAAATCTGAACTTTGCTTCGACCAGTACAGACAACATTGTGGCTTGGGTCCAGCCAGTTGGTGCGCCTGATGGACAGCTTGACTTCTCATCTGCGAATAACTCTGGCCTCATGGCTATCTTGGAGGATATCTAATGCCTAGCGCACTTATCGCTGTAAAAGACGCCTCTGGTGCCACAGTCAACATTGAGAAGCCTATCGTTCCGGCTCGAGCTAATGCGGCAGACAGTAGGCCGGTCGTTCTGTCAAATGAGGACTTTGCCAAACTTGCAGGCGGTCTTCCTGCCGCACTTGGTGCTGGTGGAGGGCTGAAGGTTGACGGTTCCGGAACGGCTATTCCGGTAAGTGGGACCCTTACGGTCAATGGCGTTCCTACAACGGCCGCGGATCGTGGTGCCGGTGCTGCCACTGCGAACACGCTTAGGGTTGTGTTGGTTAGTGAGCAGACCGAAGGTTCTAAATATAAAGACGTTGCGGCCTCGCAGGCGTCGACAGTTCTTGGAGCGACGGGTGCAACAGGTGACTATCTTGCAGGGATTACTGTTTTCCCTGAGAGCCTGAACCCTGGACAGATTACGCTCCAAGATGGAGCGCTAACTGCTGTGATTATTTTTCAGGGTGGAACAGGTTCGGTCGTTACCCTTGTTCCGTTCTGGATTCCTTTAGGGAACACCTCAGTTAATGGTGCGTGGAAGGTTGTCACAGGTGCGTCTGTTCATCTTCGCGCCTCGGGGAATCTTACCTAATGCCTTTCTTAGATGCAAAGAGGCAATGGCAGTCGTGGCCTGCGCTGGACAAAGTTGCGGCAGGCGGTGCAGATAGTGCCGAGATGACTCAGTTCTTGGCACGAATCACTGCTCCATCAGCACCGCGTAAGGCGGCTTATGCAGCGTTGATTGATGGACTTGTTGCCGACACCGTGTGGCCCAAGATAACTGCACTTTACGTACAGGCAGCAGCAGATTCAGCAACTTCTCTTATAAATCTTAAGTCATCGGCTTATCCATTAGTGAACCATGGTTGTACGTTTGCTGCGGATGCAGGATGGAGTGGGAACGGAACATCAGCATGGATGGATACAGGGTTTAATCCGAATACAGCAGCAGACCCTAACATGAAGGCTGATGGTTCAGAAGGGAGCATTGCCGCTTACATTCAGACGAACGACACTACAGGGGCGTTCAGCTACGCAGCCCATACGGCAGGGAACGTTGCATATCTCTGTCCTCTTTTTGCAGGCGACATATACAGTGCTATCGGGGGTGGGGGTCAGAACGCAACGGCAAGTGGAACTACACGAGGAAACGCTCTGATAGTACGTACGAGTTCTTCGTCCTTACAGATATACAAAAACGGAACCGCAAGAGGTACGGCGGGCGGCGCTGCAACAGCAGGTCCGAGTATAGGAAACTTTGCTCTGTTCTCTGTCAGTGGCGGCACTGGAAATTGGCTGGCTGTACAGATGTCCGCGACTATGCTTGGTGGTGCATTGACTCCTACCCAAGCACTCGCGTACATGAGTCGCATTAACGCATATATGGCCGCGCTCGGCATCAACACTTATTAACGTGTGAGTCACACATGCCTTGGAAAGACCTAGTAAATCTCGGAACAGGTGGCGGTAACACCGGCGATCTAAACGGTTACACTATACGTGTCGTTGTTCCTGTATCGGCGTATGGTGCTGGCGTTCCTGCCACTGGCACAAAGATTCGCGTAACTATAAGCAGCGCTGCTGGTGCTACTGCTAATAAGGTGTATGTTGGCCACGCCGCTACAAGTGGCGATGCTTACGATTTCGATGGCACACAGGTTCAACTGTCGGCGTTCGCCTCAACTACATGGAATATCTCAACATTTCGAATTGGTGACGTTGCGGACTACGCATTTGATAAAGCGAAGCCGCTAGTTGTTGCGTTTCATTGTAGCGGCGCTTCCGATTTACGCCAAGCGAGCGGTACTGGCTGGACTAGCTATATTAAAGCTAGCGTGGATGAGGCGGCTACTACTGACGTCGCAGGTTACACTCCGGCTTCTGCAAATTCCTCAATTGGCGTTGCTCGTGTCGAGGTTTTTACCCCCGAGGCTAATTGGTTCACTCTTCATAACATCACGTTGAACTCGTCGATTGGAACAGCCTCAACCGAGACTCTATCACAAGTTGTCCCTGTAGCTGCCTATGACGGTTCGGTTCCAGCAACGGGGAGTAAGCTGCGTATAACTGTTCAGGGAGGTAATACTAGCGGTGTCACCTGGGATAAGATGTATGTTGGGCATGCTGCTAGTAGTGGAGATGCTTGGGACTTCGATGGTACACAAGTACAAGTAACATTTGGTGGAAACGTAACTGGGTCTGTGGGCTTTCCTCAAGCGTTAGTGACAAGCGACGAGGTAACCTATGCTTTCAATAAAACCAAGCCGCTTGTCATTCGCGTGCATGCTTCCATTAGTGGAGGCTTCGGTTCTACTGGTTCTGGTGTTACAGGATACACTGGTGCAGCTACATCGGGGGATGTTGCTGCAACGACTGATGTTGGTGGCACCGTTTCTGCTAATACTATCTACTTTACCTCACTGACCGAAGTTTACTACGTCGGCGGAGGGGGAGGAGGTTCGACTTTTACCGTTCAAGATTTCAGCACAGTGGACAACAGGACGAATGCACTGATATGTGTGGAAGTGGTCGATCCGCCTGTAATTCAGGGGTACACCGAGGTATTAAGTTCACCTGATTCGGGGACAGGCACATACCCTATCACAGGAGCGGTGAATAATGGCCATGGCCATATTCGGCTGACGACTACGTTCGCAGCTAATGTGGGTGCGACGTACATTCAAGCTATGGGAGCAGGTGCAGGAGGAAAAATTCTCTGCACTGTGTGGAGTACCGCAGGCTACACTACAGGCCAGCTTTGTGGCATTCGTGGTGCTCGCGGATGCATTGAGGCTAACTGCACTGATGAATGGTCGAACTGGAAACTTACTGTTGTTGATGGGACGCACATACTTCTGGAGAATAGGTTCTCCAAATTCCCAGAACAAGTGGACAGCGGCATTCCTTCAGCCTTCGTGAATGCGTATACTGGTGGGGCGGCGTTCTTTGGACAGTCTGCCGCGTATCTTGGTGAGCTGAACCGTATAGTTGTTCATAGCACTGTGGGTACAACTGAGGCAAACCGGCATTGGGCAGCGTCACGTTCGGGCTCAGGCACGATCGATTTGCAGAGTTCTGTGTTTACGAACACATATACCTCAGGTGGCGTTCTTATAGACCCTAACACGTTTGTACAGCGGACGCATCCCATTCTTGGTACACCTCAATGGTGCTTGCTCGTCGGCCGTGATGGTAAAACGCGAAGATATTCAGACATTCGTTCGACGACGTATCTAGATCGTGAGGCGGCAAAGGTCGCTGCGAATTATGGCATTACGGGAGGGCTTACGGTTACGGGTATGTACCTTAAAACAAAGCCGTATAGTGGTGGTGGCGGAATGTTTGTTGGAACGAATTTTCAGCAACCTTGTCTTTCGTTTAAGCATACAATCTATCTTCAGCTCAGCGGAACACTGACGTCTGGGTCTTCGTACACTATTACGTTTCCTCCAGGAGCCTCGATTAATGCTTACACGTTCACGTTCCAGGAGAAATCGACACGATGTCGTGCCATTCATGTTGACCAAAGTGGTCACAGGCCGAATGATGTAGGTAAGCTTGCGTACCTGAGTGAGTGGGTTCCTGGCAAAGGTACAGATGGTGAAGTTAGCTTCGCCGGTATCGCAAACTGGTACATAATTAATGCGGCTGGAACGGTTGTGTTCACCTCTAGTGGTGCCCCGGTGCAGCGTGCGACGCCGACATCGGTCGAGGGTCATTCGTTTGATGCGCCGCAGCATGTAGAGCAAGTTCCGTATGAGGTGTTTCAGCCTAAGCCAATGAAGATAAGCGGGATCACAAAGGCTACGACAGCTCGTGTAACAGTAGACGATGCGTCAAGCTTGTCTAATGGTGATAGGGTCGTTTGTGTTGGTATGACTCACTATACCGCGGGTGCTGCCTCTAATGGCGGCATGTCTGAAGTTGACGCTCCTGGAGGAAATCAGCTTTTTCATACTGTAGGGAACAAGTCAGGTAACAGCTTCGATCTTGTTGGAGTAAACAGTACAGGCTTCAGTGACTTTACTCAGAGTACCTCGGGAAATAAGGGAAACCTATGCTTCCGAGTCAACATGAATGGAAATCGCTCGCAGACATACGTCTATGGATTGGACTACTCTACTGCAACCTTATCGCCAGGCACGTACTACATATGGCTTCCTGGCATCGGGGTCTCTGATCCTATAATTATCGACGACCGAATTTGGAACACTGTAGCGTCAGTATATGCTAAGGGTTGTTACCATCAACGAATGGGTTGTGTGCAAGATGGTCGTTTTGGCTACACGCGACCGCTTAACTTTAGAAACACGTCCACATACAAGGTCTATAAGAGTTACGTTCCGTATGCTATGTCTGGCTACAGCCTTGCAGGTACTACGAATGGCATTCACGACGCAGGCTATCCGGTAGGTGCAGGTGGGGGCTATGAACCCTGGATCACGTCCGTCGAAGACCCTGCTTACGGAGGACACTCGGATGCAGGAGACTGGGACGTACGCTTTCCGGAGACGCATGGAGGGTGGTCGCAGATACTCACAACATTCGAGTTTCTAAATTCGACTAGCAGGTTGGCTATAAATTACGGTATTCCAACGTGTCTGGAGATAGGGCTTGATCCAACGATCTTTGCGGGAACGAACGGATTGCCTTCACCGATTGTTGAAGTGATCTGGGGCATAGAGCAGGTTAGGCAGAGCCAACAGGGCAGCGGGGCAGTAAGTGCAGGCATGAACTACGGCGAAGGTATTCCAGGCTATGAAACTAGCTGGAACACTTCTATGTCCGTCTACACTTGGTATCCAGACCACATAACGAGCATACAGTATGTCTTCGTTGCAGCGAAACTTGCACGTATCCTAGCCACTATGGGTTATACAGCGCTCTCGAATACATATAAGGCGTCCGCCATTGCAGCTTATGATTGGGCTGTTTTAGTTCATACAGATGCGACTACTCGTGATGCTCATTATCTACCTGTGAAGACTCGAGCACAGTGGACGACTGCGCAATATAATGCGACTATTGCATCCTTAGCTTCGCAGTTTCCGACATGGTACCCTAATGCTGCTGCAGCACTCTTTTACCTAACAGGACTCACAACGTACAAAACCGTGTGTGACTCACTCTTCCCGCCAGGCGCGTCTGCACCAGCTAATCTGTATGGCAGTTTTGAGTACGCTAACGCTCCTGGTGCAAATTCAACCATTCGTGATGCTTGCATCGCACTAATTAAAGACAGAGCCCTCAGTGCGTGGTGTCTTTATCAAGAGGCTCCTGACGTAACATATGCTAACGGCCAGTATCCTGGGTTCTGGTCTATGGGCTTTGGAGGCGCCAATAATTTCATTGATAATATGCCAAGCTTGACAATTGGCGCTATAGCGTTTGCGCGCGACGGCGATATGACAAACGCTCGGCGATGCCGACGTGCTATGCAATATGCAATGCAACATCGCCATGGCGCAAACCAAATGGGTATTTGTATGACTAAAGGGATTGGAGTCCGGAATCTCCTGGAGACTCTACACATAGACTCTCGTTATAATAATCAGACATTTCCAATTGGGCTATGTAGTGAAGGCTGGGCGAACAACTATCCATTCTTGCCTGTATTCTTCGGCCAGAGCTTTATTAACCGCATAGCTGAACCTCAGGCTGATCCTGAGATGGCTACAATTGATCCTACACTGCCGTTCCGTGAGAATTACCCATATCATCAACGCTGCTTCCCACGCTGGGAGATGTTGATGGAGCGATACGATGCGATTGAACATATGGAGTTCACTACTCAGCAACAGTTGATTCCTGCTTATGCTGCGGCGCTTTATCTTGATGGTTACGATTCCATGGAAACTGCCACAGCAAGTTACCAGTCTAGTCGACCAAGAATACGAATCAGGTGATATCATGCCAGTCAAAGGCCAGTCCCCGAAAGAGGCAGTACACACCGAAATGCACAAGTTCAAGCATGGACAGCTTCACAGTGGAAGTGCGAAAGGGCCAATCGTCAAGGATCGACAGCAGGCGATTGCAATTGCGTTGTCCGAGGCAGGTTTAAGCAACAAGCCGCCGAAGAGGAGGAAATGATGGGCGCGAACATTTGGTTCTGGCTGATCTACGTGATCTTTGGGGTCTTTGGCCTTCTTGGTATCGGCCCTTGGTATAGGGATCGTGTCGGTCCATGGGGACCATTTGGTGGCTGGCTAGTCCTGTTTATCCTCATTGGCCTCCTTGGTCTTCACGTCTTTGGAAGTCCTGTTAGGTAGTGTGAGTCACACAAGATGGCTGAACCATTACAGATAACGGTCCCTGCGGTCGGTTATGAAGACCCTGAGGTCGATGACTGGATCGCAGCACAGTTAGCTCGCCAGAATGCTCCGGTAGGTAGCGTGCAGGAAACGATCAACCAACGCTTTCCTAAACTCGGTTGGAACGATCAGGCTGAGATGTCCCCTGGAATGAATGCAATTCCAGAAACGGATGACGAAGCTTACAGTGGTATGGATACGGTAGGGCTCCAACACTACTGGCGCGACCTACCTAAGCTAACGAATGAGGCAGGCGCAGCGGCATGGATGAAAGATCCTAACCCTAGTGGTGGCTTCTCAGGGAACATAGAGGATCGTAGAAGCCAATCGAGCTTAGAAGCAGCTCTTGGAATGTTGCAGACCACGATGGGAGATGAAGATCTTAGTCAACTCACTCCACAGGAATACATCAATCGTGTAATCGGTGGCATGCACAACAACGATTTCTACTATGGACCAGGGGCTGAAAACTACCACCTAGTTGAGGGAATGGCTCCGAGAAACTTCGATCAGGCTAATTTCTATCCAACACGGAAAGTGTCGAGGTGATGCGTGCCAAATTATCGTTTGCAAGAAGGGTCGGCCCAGCATGGTTTCCAACAAAGCCGCGCGAAGGTTCAGATTTTTGGGGGTGGGTTTGCGAATGGAAAGACGACTGGTCTTGTGATCAAGTCCCTGATGCTCTTGAAAGCCTACCCTGGCTGCATGGGACTACTTGGACGAGAAACCTACCCCAAGCTGAATGACACGCTGCGAAAGGAGTTCTTTAAGTGGTGCCCTGGCTACTGGATCAAGAAGAAGCCAACCCAGGAGGATAATAGTGCGTATCTCATCAACGGAAGCGTCGTACATTTTCGATATGTGGCCCAACGAGGTAAGAGCACGAATGAAGACGGGACCACGACCAGTAACCTACTATCGGCTACGTACGATTGGATTGGACTGGATCAAATCGACGACCCTGGCATCACGCATAAAGACTTCCTTGATCTGCTCGGACGGCTGCGAGGAGACACCCCTTACCGTGTGGAAGAAGGAGAAGAAGACGCTACCATGCCGAGTGACGGTCCAAGATGGTTAATGATGACGCTCAATCCTAGTCAGAACTGGGCGTATCACGAACTGATCAAGCCGTATATCGACTGGCGTGACAAGAAGATCTTCTCGAACAAACTGCTCGTAGATAGTGTGACTCACACGCCAATTATCGAGCTGTGCGAGAGCGACACTTATGCCAATAAGGCCAATCTTAAGCCTGACTTTATCGCTACGCTTGAGACGACGTACAAAGGACAGATGCGTGAGAGGTACCTGCTCGGGAAGTGGGCAGCATTCGAAGGGCTAGTACACCCTGAGTTCGATGTGTCTCGTCACGTTATAAAGAGAGAGGTGATCCTTGACCATCTTGCAGATTGTAAAAGACGACACGTTAAGGTCAAATCAATCGAAGGCTACGACTTTGGGATCGTCACACCCACGTGTTACATGCTTGGGTTTGTTGATGATTATGGGCGAGTTATTGTACTGGACGGGTTTTATCATCCTAATTTTGACATTATGCAGCATGGTAATACTATAAGAGAGATAAGGGCACGATATGCAGGACTGCTACATACACATGAGCCGATCATTGCGGACCCTGCAATCTTCCGGCGAATCGTCGTTGCTGGTCAGTCCATCAGAAGCACGACGATCGCAAAGATTCTCAAGGATAGTGGTCTTAATGTCCGTCCAGGGAGCAGTGATATCCTATCTGGTATCGCTAAGGTTAATTCGTATATCGCTGGCACTCCTAAGACGCCACATTTGGTCACTGAGGAGCGTCCTGGGCCACTATTCTACATTGCTGAAGAACTCCCGTGGTTCTTGGACGAAGTGATGAGCTACTACTGGAAAAGAGATAACCAAGGCAAGAACATCGATGAACCAGTAGACCATAACGATCATGCTATGAACACACTAAAATACATGCTCAGTAAGCTACCTGATCCTAGCGAGATCAAAGTGCCAGAGGAAATGCTCCCACCTAGCTGGTCTTTCTGGCAGGAAATGAGCATAGATGACTATCAACGATCAAGACAAAGGGGAATATGATGGCAGACCCAAAGCCAAGGTTCAATCCAGCGTCGTTCTACGTGATTCCAGGCAATATCCTGAATATTGTTTGGGAAGAAGTATGTCAGCCATATTTGGCAATCGCACGTGGTCCAGTTAAAGATCAGCTTGAGCAGCGGCTTGGCTTGATCCTGAACAATGCAGTCGAAGATACGTCTGGTAGAAGCCGGTTCAATAGGTAGTGTGAGTCACACATGACTGATGAAGCTCCTCTTTGGCTCCTAAGGATGCGCTCGATGAATGGGCTATCAGAGAAGCCAGGTGCACCAGACGAGACAAAGATACTGGCTATGGCAGATAACATCGCTAGAGCCTACCCTGAGATGGAATCTTACTGTAATGGGTACAGCCATGACTCAATCCCCTGGTGCGGACTCGCGGCGGCTGACTGCATGGCAACTGTCGGTGTACGACCCCCATTTGGAAGTACAGATACGGATAGGTTTCTGTGGGCAAGGAGTTGGGCAGACGACCCCAACTATGGTGTTCTTAAAGTACCCAGGCTCGGATGCGTTGTGGTACTTACCCGTTCGGGCGGAGGACATGTTACGTTCTACGAAAGCACGAGTGGAACCAACTACATGTGTCGTGGAGGGAACCAGTCTGACGCCATTAACCTTGCCCCGTTTCCTAAGTCGAATGTTGTTGCGTTGGTTTGGCCAAAAAGTGAACCAATTCCGCTTCCAATCGATCCGCCCTCGACCTCGTTGCCTGTGTTGCGAAAGGGGAGCACCGGCCCCGACGTTGTTAGATTGCAGGAACTGCTACCTAAATGGATCGATGGCGATTTCGGCACCACCACTGAATCTCTAGTCAAGGAGTTCCAGCGGTCTGAGGGACTTGAGGTGGATGGTGTAGTAGGGGAACAGACATGGGCGGCTCTGTTGGACGAAGAGCCTCCTCCGAATACGGTTCCAGTGTTTGGCACAGAGGGACCGTGTTCGTGGTTCGGTGGCCCGAACGATACAGGCGTCGCACCTGATGAGGGACTTGCTTTCATTACCGATATAAGTCAGGCACCGCACTTGTTCCTGCCATATCAACCTAGTGGAACGACAGGACTAGCGCGACGACTCGATCCTGAAGTGTTCTACATTGCCTGTCGATGGGACTATAAGAGAACGCCGCGAGCCATGCTACTGAGTAGGAAAGC